ATAAGGCGATGAAGCCCAAGACTCGCCTCCGTCCTGCGAAGAAGAAGAAGGTTTACAAGCGCAAGCGCGTTTATAAGAAGAAGGTTCGGAGTAAGCTTGTACCTCTTGCACCTACAACTGCGCGTGAGCGCATTGTTGAACACGAGACTAAGACCATTAATGGCACTGATCAAGAATGTCTTTACACTGCTTATTCTAATGTTGGTCGACTGGATTACATGGTGCGCATGGTTGCGCAGACTACGTTGCTGCATTATATGCATCGTGTTGGTGATTTTAGAGCTTCTAAGACAGTTGTGCCTGGACACATTACTGTTGAAGAGGTGGAAAAGGGCGAGACTGGACAGCCCTGGTCTAAGATGAAGTTTCAATTTACTAATGTCAATGATTTGCAGATTGTACCTGCTAATGACATTGATGAATTTGAATTGGCTTCTATGGGTTCCGGTGTTCACAAGAGTTTGGAACAGCTTACTAATGAACTTGCTCCAGTGTTTCATGGCAAGTTTAGTGCAGGCAAGCGTTTGTCTTGCGTTACTATTGGCAGATCTGACATCTACGGTGCAGTATCAAATAATACAATTGGTTTCGTGGACCGTGTCATTTATACTGATTCTACTATTGGCAGGAACATTGTTGAATTTTCTGTTGTTGCTAAGTATAAGTTGCAGAACACTACTGCTGCTGAAGGCGGCGGTCTCGAGGGGAACAACATCAAGCGTAATCCCATTGATGGAATGGTGTATTCGTTTAAAAATCGTGTTCCCCTTTATAAGATGCAGTACTTGCATGACAACCCCGAACGCGGTGTTGTTGATGGGTTGTCTGAGCAGTATTCTACTGCTAAGGGCGGTGTTACAGTTCCTGATATTGGCGGACTTCCAGAGTTTGTTATTCCGCCTCGTGCACCATCGACTATTTGGCGCAATGTTGCCGGTAAGCAAGCAGTTCGCATTGGTGCCGGTTTTCATAAGACATTTTCCGACAAGGAGTACTACAGGGGTGCTATCAATGCTTTTGCCGATCGTTACTTTCCCAAGTACGCTGACGGCAGTATGATGACTGTTCCTGGTGGCAAATGTCATCTCATTGGTTTGAAGGCCATGTATCGTAATGATACTTCTGAACGTGTCGAAGTTCAGATTGAATGTGACTATTCTTATGGTTGTCGCATGTCTAAGGCTCGGTTAACTCCGCTGCCTATTTCTAGCATTGTGTCATAATTGTATGCGCAATGCCGAGGTATCCCTTACCTCAAAATGTTCGGTATACTGTTGACGATATCGTTCGTTTAACTAGAACTATACAACAAGTTAAACGCAATTTGAGTCGTCATAGGACATTTGGACAACTTGATTGGAAACGGTATAATGCCAATCGAGAGTATTTGAACCGATTGGTGGTTCAATTAGCTACAGCTGTTTTGGCAGTAATGACATAAAATTAAAAAAAGCGAAAAGTCTGAGTAGAGCAATTTTAATTATACAGAAGCGATGTGATGTACATCCCATCTATCGTTTGACATAGTTGTTCGATTTGGTTCGAAGTTAGCGAATACCAATATATGCACAACGTCAAACCATACAGATTGGGAATCGTATTTTCCAGATGATATTACTTGATCCAGAAGTTGTTCTATAACTTCATACACCACTTCGACTGCACCGGTTTCAGTCGAGCGGGTAAGGTCGAATACGACGATTTTTGCAGAGCTGATGCTCTTGCTCAGCAAATGGAGCATGTCGGCTTTCTTCATTGCTCGGACAATCAGTGCTTTGTGGTGTAGAGCGAGATAGCGTGCCATATAGCTCTTTCCGACATTGCCGACACTCTCCCAGAACCAGTGCAGCTTCCGTCCTGTAGCCGGTTGCTGACAGATGGTCAGACATTCGGTCTGCCATGCACGTAATAGCGCGGAAGAGGTTGAGTCTTTCAGCAGTGTCTGCGTAGAGCGCTGTTTGAAATCAATATGGTATTGTGTTAGAAAACGGCCATACATGGCAAATTCTTGAAAGAAAGTGGACTGTAATTCAGTTAGGTCCATACCGTTTTCTATAGCCTCTTTAACGGCATTTAGATCATTTCTGCGGCCTTGGCCGCCAGATCGCGGATGTGATTTAATGACACCAATTTCGACAGGTGTCGTATTATTAGCACGTTTTTCAACGTCCATGCAATAATCACGAGCTTCCTCATGAGTGCCACGCGCCTTTTCTGTTCTGGCATGGGTGCCCAGAATGTCATTGAGGAATTTCGTGACTGAATCGATACTGATATTTTTTTCGATTTGAAGGTACCCCTGTAAGTGAGGGGTGCCCGACTCGGCGATCTCTTGCTGGAAGACAAGGTACGTGAGTCTGGTTTCGCGCGTTACGCGCGCGCCAACTGTGACGGCGCTGAGGGCTTCTAGGCCCGCCGGCGTGTAGTTGTTGGCAGTGAACACGATGTACTGCGCCCGCGGGGCCATATCGTCCCGGGAACTGTGCACGAAAAAGTGCAATATGAGACCCGGGCGGCGACTTTTTATATAAAAATGTGAGGCGCGCAGCGCCTCGAAGTCGCGAATGCGACGCCCCAACGGATCTTATTGAGGGTTTAGGGTAAGATACCCCTATGCCGGATTAGTCTTCAATTATTGAAAAAGGAAAATGGGCCTTCGATACCATTTTCCTCAATAAGATCCGTTGGATCTACCGAAGTGGGATAGTATAATTATTACCTATCCCACTTCGGTAAACTGAAAATTCGTCAGGATTTAGATTTACCGAAAAGCCTGCCCGGCGAATGAGGGCGCTTCATAATGAAGCGCGCAACACTGCACATTATTGTCAACTCTGTTTGTTGCGCTAAGATCAAGGGCGTAGATACTGATGAGTTGGCGCGCCATAGCAGCGGAAGCGAGGCGCAGCGGGACGAGCCGGCAACGGATACTTCAGAAAGCTCTTGATACTGTCAATTGGGCAGCGGCCCAGGCTGGTGGATTTGTTGGTCAAGCCGGCGCGTCTGCAGCAATTAGAAAAGCTGTTATTTCAGCTAAGGTGCGTCACTTTTAGGCGCACATGGGTCGTGGTGACGACGGATTTTTTTCCGTACTTGACGATTTTTCCGACTATCTAACTGGCAAAAAGAAAGGCGGTTTTCGCAAGTACGATAAAGTTATTGACCGCACTCTTGAACAAATTCCACAGAAATCGAAGTCTATGCCTAGGCGCACTACTTCGTACGGTCAAAAGCGCAGGCGTGATAAGGCGATGAAGCCCAAGACTCGCCTCCGTCCTGCGAAGAAGAAGAAGGTTTACAAGCGCAAGCGCGTTTATAAGAAGAAGGTTCGGAGTAAGCTTGTACCTCTTGCACCTACAACTGCGC